GAGATATCTGACTGTCTCTACGCTCTCAAATCACAAATTGAAGCGTTGGAGACCCGCCTTAATAGCATGGAGCTTCTTATGAAGCGACCAAATAAGGAAAATTATGAAAAATTAGTAGACGTAGTACTCGAACATGACAAAAAAATCAATTCTCTCGAAAAGCTCTAAGATTTATCACCTATATTGGGAAGATAGATGTATTATGAGAGGTGTAGATGAGGAAGATTTCCATCCAATCTGGGAAAAACTCATGTGGACCTATAATACGGAGTTAAATTACGTAGAAATTACCCTAGACGAAGACGATAATCTAGCGATTACTGATACTTCGTACTGAAATACAAAAAATCGCGTCGTTGCATCCGCACGACGGGATAAATATTTGTAAAAAACATCATGGAAGCACAATTTTTATCCCTCGAAGGCGATTTTGTTGTTCGTCAGGGCACAGAATTGATAGAGTATCATAAAATTTCTGATATTCCCGATAAATTTGACCATTTAATTAAGTTTATGCCTAAGTATCCAGAGCCACCGCATGATATTAACGACCATGCGTTGATGGAGAACATGGTAAACTTCCTAACTATGCTTCAAGCAAGAGAACAGAAGTGAGTGTATCAATATCACCCGATGTAATAACAGGATTACCCGATATAACCCGACCAAACTTTACTATGAACACCTCAGTGAGTGCTTCATGTAGTGTATCGAGTCCAAATCAGTGTGCTGTAACGAATGTCAATGCCACTGTACAGGGTAATCAACCGAATTTAGTAATAACACCTGGTACAACAAGCGTTTCAATCACAGGAACGCTCGCAGATCCCTTTTCAGACTTCTTTACATACGTCGAACAGGGCAAAACTAACCTTAACTCTACTCCAACAACAGTAGAAGGCACTGATAACATGCCTGATGATAAGGTTCTTTACGATCTGAACCAAGATGGCAGTAATTATGTCTCTGAGTTCTTTGATATCACAGTTCAATGGGAATCAGGACCGTCTGGTAACATGACAGCACAGACTCCCGCAACCTTCACTCTCGAATTGAAGATATATAATGAGTGGGAAGGTATACGTTCCTTCATTTCAAATTACTATTAAACAAATGCCCGCAGTAACAAGAGTTGGAGACGCAGATGTAGCCCATTGTTCTGGAATGTCTAGAGCACAGGGTTCAGGTAACGTCTTTGCTAATGGTAGACCTATTTCTCGTCAAGGAGATAAGAACACCACACACTTAAAACCTGGTAATCCATGTCCACCTCATTCTGCTTCTATATCAAGTGGAAGTGGTACAGTCTTTGTCAATGGCAAAGGTTGTGGTAGAGTAGGAGACGGATTAGGCGGTTGTACATCAGTCGCAGCAGGATCATCAAACGTATTTGCAGGATAACAAAAATTATGGCAGTAACATGGAACACTGGAAACAGTATTGAATCAAAACCAAAGAAAACAAGACAGGGTAAAGGACAACATTCTAAATACTCTGCTACATCCCGAAATAAAGCGAGGAAAATGTATCGTGGCCAAGGCAAATAGAATTGTAGACGGAAAAAGGAACGCAAATATACCCGTTGACATGTCAGATCACTTTTATGACCATGGAAATGAGTATTGTAGATACCTAATTACCGATCCTAGATCAGATAGACCAAGAAAGAAGAGAAAACCCTTTGAAAACGTGTCTAAATAACTTCTAGGTCGAATACGTAGGTATAGTATGGCAAAAGGTGCCCTACCAAGTCGAGCGTTTAAGGATTTTGATCTAACTTTTAGAAGAAATCCAATAACGAATGACGTTAATACATTAAAAAACGAAGAAGCAATCAAAGAGTCTGTAAAGAACATTGTTCGATACAACTTTTATGAGAAACCATTCCTACCTCAGTACGGTGGGAACATTATTGGTGCTTTGTTTGAATTGTATCAGAGTGGGCAGTCTACTGCTGTAGAAGCACAGATACAAAATTGTATAAACCAGTATGAACCACGTGTGGTTTGTTATGCTGTCAGATCAGAGTTCATTGAAAGAGACAATGATATGAGAGTAGAGATTTATTATCTAATTACTGGCTTGCCTAATGTTATTGATAACCTAGAAGTTATATTGAAACGATAATGGCACTAACCCAAGTTAACTCGTTAGAATTTCACGAGATTAAGGCACAACTAAAAGCATATCTACAGGGACAGTCTGAATTTTCGGATTATGACTTTGAAGGATCCTCTCTGTCAACTCTTTTAGACGTACTTGCTTATAATAGTTACTATTCAGCGGTTAATGCCAACCTAGCAATCAACGAGAACTTCTTAGACACTGCAGTTCTAAGAGAAAACGTAGTAAAGTTAGCTAAACTAATAGGATATACCCCAAGGAGTGCTAGAAGTGCCCGTGCGACCTTTACAGTGGTCGTACAGACGATATATGGCACAGGGGCGAATGGTAGAGGATACCCAGAATCAGTGCAAATCAATAGAGGAGTGTTCGCATCCTTTGTTGGAGAGGGTGGAACCAACTATGTGTTCTCTATACCAAAGGATTTGATCGTATCTGTCAATACACTAGATGGTAAAGCGACATTTAATGACGTAGTAGCATTTGAAGGAATATTCATCACTGATACTTTCGTAAAAACAGAATCTGAGAGACAAAGGTTCGTACTAGGCAACCTCAACGCTGATACATCAGCAATGACAGTCGAGGTGTCACGTGGAACTATCACTGATGCATATCTAGAAGCAACAGATATAACAAACGTAAGCAATATTAGTAAAGTCTTCTTCCTAGAGGAGTCAGAGAGCAAAAAGCAAGAGCTAGTGTTCGGAGATGGCATCTTAGGTGAAGCATTAGTCAACGGTGACGTAATAGAAGCAACATATCCAACATCTGTAGGTGGAGCACCTAACGGATTGAAAGGATTTACGTTTGCAGGGACTGTAAAGGACTCCCGTAACGCTCCAATCACTTCTGGCATCAGTTTGACGCTAGATGTACCTCCTGATGGTGGTGCACAACCAGAAACTATTGATAGTATCAAGTTTTCTGCTCCTAAATTCTATTCTAGCTTCGGTAGAGCAGTGACTACTAAGGATTATGAGGTAATCATCCCTCAGATCTATCCTAACGTCCAATCTATTGTTGCTTTTGGTGGTGAAGAGGCAGATCCACCAGAATACGGTAAAGTTATTGTCGTAATCAAACCCAAGAACGCAGATCGTCTGTCTATATCTGAAAAAGATGCAGTAGCGAAGAAAATTCGTTCTTATTCTGTAGGTGCAGTGGAACCAAAGATCATGGATCCATCAGTTCTCTACATTGACCTTGCTTCTTACGTTTATTTCAACCCCAACCAGACTAGAAGGTCTCAGGAAGAGATAAAGCAGATTATCTACCGTACAATGGAGACAATAAACGCTTCCGCTGAGTTTAACAAGTTTGGTGGTAAGTTTAAGTACTCTAAAATCGGAAAAGTGATTGATGAAGCGGAACCAAGCATCACATCTAACATTACGAAGGTGAAAATGCGTAAAAACGTAACTATCTCTCTTAATCAGAGATTTAATTACAAAATTTGCTTCGGAAACAGAATTAACGCACAGTTGGAAACACCAACTCTAGAAACTAACGGTTTCAAACGTGCGGATGGTGGAAATCAAGTGTTTTACCTTAATGATGATGGATTAGGAACAATCCGTCTTTATTACGTAACCACAGATGGTTCAAAACAGTATATTGGTGGAAACTGGGGAAACATTGACTATACAATGGGAGAAGTGACGATTAACGACCTCGTTATTACAGAAGTAGTGAACTCTACTGATAATATTATCCAATTCTCCGTAACTCCAGAATCTAATGACATTGTTTCTCTTAGAGAGACCTATTTGACATTAGGTATAGATAATCTAGTTGTTAATGTAATTGATGATGAAATTTCCAGTGGTTCAAACACTTCTGGAACAGGTGTCGTACCAGAATCAAGTTATAGTTAGTAATGCCAGCTGAACAGTCGTCGTGGAAAGTTGCGTCGTGGGTCACACCTCAAACTGAGGTTACAGTTGACCCGATTGATGCTTCGGTTTCGCCAGAAT